CTCAATATCAGCATAGTCAGTACCTGCAACACGCCCATTCTCCATGTTAATCACCTTGTTGTAGGCGGTGAAGTACTCTTCAAATATCTCCATCTGTGCCTGCTTGGCATAGAGATTAAAGTCCTGCGGAGAGATGTATCCGTAGTTGTTCTTATTCAGGACACCCTGTACTGTATTCCTTACTGAGTTTATCATCCGTATTTTTTTACAAATATAAAAAAAAGAGGGTATATATTTACACCCTCTTTATGTTTTTTGTTTTACGATTCAGAAAATGTTTCTAACATCTTGAGTGAATCTAAGCCCTCATCGCTTTGCAGGAACTGACCGGCAAAATCGTATGGGTCATTATTATATGGCACTGAACACATTTTCTTTTTGTTGGTTGGCGTATTGAACCATATTTCTCTACCATTATTCCTAATGGCAAGTAATTTATCTTCAAAGAACGATCTGATTTTAGCTTGGTATTTAAGCTCAGGGTCATTAAACGCCTGTAGAAAATCATGCGGATAGTTTTTGGCAAACACCAATACATCACGCTTTAGCTCAGCAGTTGTAATGGTGGTAGGGTCTTTGCCAAATAGTACCCTTGTCATCATCTCAAGCTGCTCAATTGTTAGGCTTCTCGCTTGGATTAAAGCGTCAACCTCTAGGTTAAGCTCTTCTACTTCATTCTTAGCATCTTTCTCATTATCAACCTCCTCAAATACAAATCCATTCATTGGATGATAATGCAGGAATGCTTGAAGAACCGGATTTGTTTTTGATACAGTTAAAAAACCATCTTCAAATACAATTGGTTCAAGTATTACATTTCCATCCTGCTCATCCTCAAAAGGTGACTTTTGGTTGGAAGCATATCTTAGTACTCTATTTACGTTTTTGGCTTCATCAAACCACATCAGCGGAAACTTTGGATTGTTTCTCGATACTAATGTGTATGATAATGGCGTATCGTTTTTTAACCGATATATCTTATCGGCATATTTTTTCTCTGACATATTGTTCAATTTAATTAGATTTTAAAAAAGGAGGGCGCTATAGCAACGCCCTCCAAAGCAGCAAGATATTAACCGAATCTGAAAAGTACAAAGTTGTTTGCACCTAAGGTACATACGCAACGCTCAGAAAGGAAGTTTACTTCCATTGCATCCAAGTCGCTAGTTTGCGCACCACCGGCAGAACCTGTAATCCAAGTTTTGTAACGACGGTCTTCTGTTTCAGTTGCACGATAGCGGACGTGTAAGAACGGACGCTTAGCGTTTTTGCCCATAATTTGGTCATAAACTGAAGTAGAACCGGCAGGAACCAAAAGCCCTGTAATTGTACCAGTAGCGGTAGCAGCAGCAGCTGAAAGACCACCACGCATAGTTGGGTCGTTCAAGTATTTCCAGTCTGACTTGTAGAAGTCATAACCACGACGGAAGCCTGAGAAACCAAGGTTCAACGCCATAGTTACGTCATTGTCAAATAGACCGTATGAAGCACCATAAGAAGGAGCGCCCACAATTGTAGATGCACCGTTAAGACCTGCAAGCATACCATCAATGGCGAAGCTAAGGTCACGGTTACAGAATACTACGTTCTCCTCAATAGCACCTTGTTTGTCAAGACGTTGTACGATTGAATCCCAATCAGCAAGAGATGTAGGAATACCAGCCCCCCATACATTGCCACGGCTTTCAACAGCAAAAAATACACCTTCTGAACCCAAGGCGCCAGCAGTAGCAGCGCCAGAACCTGCACCAGCAGGAACAGCTTCAATCATAGCAGTCTCCATATAGTCCTCAAAGCGGAGACGAGTCTCATGCTCGGACTTTAGGTACCAAAGGTACCCAGTAGCGCCATTCTCAGTTGTTACTTCAACCCAACCAATTTGAGCCATGTCAGAACCGCTTACAGCGTATCTGTCTTTTAGGATGATTGGTTTGTTAGAGAAGATTACATCTTCAGCTTCAAGCGAACCAACCATACCGGTTGTGCCTTTTCTAAACTCAGAACCGTAGATGAATACAGTGTACTGAGCATTGCCAAGACCTGTACCAGCCACAACAAGACCTGTTGATTGATAAAACGCAACAGTAAATTGGTAAGGACCACCTGTAGGACTCGACACAGCTGTAACAATAGCTTTATTGAATTGGCCAGTTGCATTTACTTGAATAAACACAGTCTGCCCTTCTCTGATAGCAGTTGATGTTACGCCTGCATCATTGATTTGGAATACAGCAGTATTGGCATTTACCAAAGCGGCAGAGCCTACGCTTGTGTATTTGATGTGCAAGCGACCTTGCTCAGCCCATTTGATTTGGTCAGAGTTTGAAGGCATCTCAGCACCTACCATACGAAGGAACGATGCAATAGTACGATTACCGTAACGCTCAAATTCTTTCTCGTAAGTATCAGGAAGATACTGGTTCAAGAAGTCGAAATTGGTAATATAGTTTGTTGAAAGAGCCACTCTCTCTGCTGCCGGTTGCAGCGCGAATGTTGGCGTGTTTAATAATGGCATTTCTTTAGAAATTTAATGTTTTACAATTTTTTTGCACTTCGGATTTTTAAGCTTCTTCCATGGTCAGGGTTCACCTCTTTAACCTGAAATCCATCATTACCCTTAGTTGCCTCAGTGGCTCTACGCTCTGACATATTTATGTTTTTTGTCTTACGCATAAAGTCATCTGCTGCATCAGCCATGCCCTGCTCGTAAAAGTGCCTGGCAAACCTTTCAGGGTTCATAGCCACAGATAATGCTTTGTGATAACCTTCTGCATCTTTAATCATTCCACTGTCATCCAGGAACTTTCCAATAAAACTGGATGGATTAGAGTGGAGTCTTTTTAACTCAGAGGCATCACCTGGGTTGAAAACTACCTTCTTGTTATTGACATTGAACTCAAAACCTTTGAATCCTGAGCCAAACACCTCATTGGTCTTTTGTTCAAACCATTGACGCTTGCGGTTGTTTTCTTCCTCGTATGTCTTAGCCTGGCTAATATACTGACGATAAGCATCGATTTCCTCCTTCTCTTCCTGAGAAACACCAGCCGTACTTGACTCAAGGGGCATTTTATATTTCTCTTTCTGAGTAGTAAAGAATTTCTTTGCTTCATTTACAGCTTTCTTCCTTGCGACTTTAGCTTTTTTGATGTAGCTTTCATCATCAAGGTCCTCATCGTATCTGTACTCATCCATCATCATGTCAACGTCATCTTCGTCGAGACCTTCTTGAGTTGATAACAAATACTCTTTTAAAAGCTGTTCTTCCGGCACGGACTCAAAGTCCTTATTCAACTTGAGAAAGTCCTCAAAGCCCCTGCCTGTTTCTTTTCTGTATTTCATATAAGCAGCCACATCCTCCGGCATATCCTCTGCGCCTTTGCGCTCAGACATAAGCTCATCGAATGAGTTGATCTGCTTGTTGTATCTTTTCCCGATATATGAAAGAACGTCTTCCTCTCTTAGGTCAATCTCTTGCTGCGGCTCAGGGATATAACTATCTTGTGGCGCATCTTGAAATTGCTGTTCGTGCTTAGCTAAAAGCTCTTGCTCTACTTCCTGAACACTTTTCTGTTCACCGGTTTCGACTAATTTTACTGATTTGAATTCCATTTGAGTAGATTTATTTGGTGCAAAAATATAAAAAAAGAATTATATTCATATTATCTTGGGTTAAATTCTGCTAAATCAAAGCCATCTAAGCTATCTTCGTTGGACTCAAAGTTCACCGGAGGCAGGTTATTCTTCCTTTGGTTTATCAGTTTTGACTGCTGAGTGTTCTGAATGCTAATACGTTTGTTCTTCTCATCCTCTTTGTTTTTCTCACGCTGAGCAAGTGTACCGTATTGCATCTCGTGCAGCTTCACGCTGTATTGGAACTCCTCTGCCATCAGCTTTGACTTGATTTGAGACTCGAACTCCATCTTCTTCATCGCCATCTCCATCTCTGTCTGTATCACTTGGGCTTTTGCTTGCGCCTCCAACTGTATCTTTTGCACTGCCATCTGCGCTGCCATTTGCTGTGACTGCATTTGCTGCTGCGATACCATTGCTTGCTTTTGCATTTGCATTTGCTCTATCTTCTCAGCAGTCTTTATACGCTTGACCTTTAGCAGTTGGTTGGCAAGTTTTAGGTTTTTAAGCTCTCTAATATCAATAGCATCCTCAAGGTTAATGTCACCTTTCGATAGGGCCATATTGATGTTGGCTTCGAGCTGCGCTTTTTGCTCTTCGTCCGGAGCAATCTCAATGAATATACCAAAGTCATATAGATAAAGTTCCTTAATGTCATTGAGAATTGACACATTATACCTGCCTATTCTTGTGGCGAAGTCCTCTTTAAAGTCAGCATACTCTAGTATGTCACCTACACGGTATGTGATAGCCTCAGCAAGGCTACGGTAAATAAATATACCACTCTCAAGGATATGCCTTGTGGCTGTGTTTGAGTTGAGTGCTGCAAGCTTCTGTAATCCTACCAATGAGTTCGGGTCAGGCATTGAGCCATCTCTAGCCTCATTAAGACCTGTTACGGTCCTAATCATGTCCATATAGTGCTGGTAGTTGGCCAATAGCATCTGTGTCTTTGCAGCGCCTGAGTTTGACGTGAGCTGCGTAATTGGCACCCTTGCATTGTTAAACTCACCATCTTGGGTGAAGCTACGCCCGATGACACTACCTGTTTGGAAGTATAACCTCAGTGCATCCTCAGGATTATAGGCAGCGCCTGTACCAAGGTCAACCTCATTAAGACCGTCAGCGTCAATGAACACACCATCAGGTACAACTCGGTTGATGACCTGCTGTAGCTTTAAGTGAGTAATTTGGATGAGGTCAGCAAATGGTATCATCCTGCGAACTAAGCTCTCGATAACGCCTTTGTACATCCTTGGGGCGCAAGCTACGAACATTGGCATAGCGTGTTGAGCAGATGACTTAGGGCGAACCATATTTTGAGCCATCTCCCACTTGAGTAGGTAGTTGGTGCCCATTACCATAATGCCTTCGTACCATACGTCAATGGTCTTCTCTACTTTCTCAAAGTTGCCCTCCTCCATCATCTCTGCCGGAGGGTTGAAGCTATCGTCTTTGGGAATCATTTTTGTTCCACCAGTCTCTAGTGACTTTCTTTTATAGACAATTTTCTTGGTTGTCTTATAATTAAAATACAACAGAGTGCAAGTGTCACGAGAAAATAAACTGTTCTCATAAAATCTAGCTACGTTATAATAGTCATACCAGGTCTGACTATACGTTGATATTTGGTATAGATCGTCCTTGGTAAGCTTTGGATTTATTTTGTAAAGTTCTGTAAGTGGCACTGTCTTAATCTCACCCCAATAGAACACATCTTTAAAGAATGGGTCCTCAGTGTAGCTGAACACCACATTAGCAGGGTCAACATAAGATACTTTTACACCTTCACCGAGTAGAAACTCGTGCTTGGCTACTGCTATACCAAGTACAGTCATGTCATAGTCAAGTCTCTTTCTGATGTCATAGTAGTGGTTCTCATCAAAGATAGTGTTGATAGCAACCTCTTCAGCAATCTCAATTGCAGGTTTGTAATTGATTTGCATATACAATGATAGTTCTTCATCATTCTCAGGTATCTGCTCAGGGTCCATCATAAATGGATTAGCGCCTGTGAACTCTTGAATTTTCTCGAAGATTGGCTTGCCGGCCATCTGCGTCTCTATCATCTCTTGGTACTTGCTGCGCTTAGCAAGCGACATAGCGTCTTGAGCGTATGCTTTAACTTTGAAGAGTCGGTCTGCCATACCGTTCACAACTATGTCAACGAACTTTGGAATGACAGGCACCGGTGTCCAGTCGATATTCAGATAGGAGAGGTCCCCATCGATAGCAAGCTCATTTTTGTACTTTGCTACTGACTGTTCGCCCCTTGCATAGAGCCTTAGCCTATGGTAGTCCCTCCAACGATTATAGTACCTGCAAGAGGTACCATCTTTTCTAAACCATTCGTATTGTATGGCTTGACCAACCTGAAGACCATAGCCCTCAGAGGCTTTCTCAGCATCTGTTGCCCATTGGTTAGGAAAGTCTGAGTACTGGATGTCTATTATTATATCTTTCATTTAAGCAATTGACTTGTTGTTCCGTCGTTTGAATATCTAGCAAAGTTAATAATAATTTTTGTTTTTTCTTTCTCAGGAATATAAAGGTGTTTTTGATTCGCCATTATTGCAAGACCTGAGCTTATTGTTGCGTCAAATCTTGTCCTGTCATTTATGTCAAACTTTGCCCAATCCTCTAGTGTTCTTATAAAAGGCATAGTACCAATTACATCAGGGTCTCTGTATGCTCCTGTATAATCAAATCCGATATACTTCTCTATGTATGACTCAATCGCTGCTGCGTGAGACTGCTTGACATCCTCCGATGAGTTGGGGATGCCCCCAAGTTCACGCTCGGTTTTTGTAAGCTTAGTAAAGTTTTTATCCGGTCTGTTCATACAGAATCCTCTATATCCTCTGTTTTTAAAATGGTATAATAACCTTGGTTTGTTGTTCTCTATCAGTACCGGCATTCCGTAATAAATACAGGCCATTAGTACCTCTTCAAAAAATATCTCTGCTGTTTGTGGTCTTGCTACATATTCCAGGAAAAATTCATTTGTCGGTGCATCATCCATGTGAAACTTTGTCATTCCGTGCAGTGATCCACAGGACCCTCTTCCCCCTACTACCGCTGATATGTCGTATGGGTCACACCCGAATGACCCTAAGTGTTCATTGCCTGGGTACTTGATGCCATTCTTGACATACACATTGTTCGCATAATGCGCAGGTGGGAACCAGCTCAATAAAAATCTTCCACTTTTATTTGGGTTCCATACAACCTTACTGTCTTTTATTCCGTCTTTCCAAGAGAATGACCCACGCGTAACGTGCTGCTCTGTGATTAACGAATCGTTAAAGTCAATCTGTTGGTATATCTTTGTCAGGTTAAATAGCGCCTGCTTGCTCTCATCTCTAAATGCGTGTGACTCTGTTCGAGGAAATTGTCGGTAGAACTCGTTAAGTGCATCAGCATCATTTTTCAGCGAGTCAACCTCATTCTCCCAATAGTCAATAGCACCGTTTGATATCTTGCCTCCATCGACCCCTGTAATTGCCTTCTCAGGCTTTTTAAACACTGGCATCCCATATCTATCGATGAAGCCTTCCATATTCCACTCCATCGGGATAAATAAGGCGTATAGCCCACTCTTTGTCTGTCCGTTGGCATTCCTTACTGTTACGTCAGAGTCGTAGTATAGTGACTTGAAATTCTCACCACCTTTATTGAGTGCATTTGAGGTTGACCCCATCATACACTTGCCTATTATT